GGGGAGGGGAAGCCGCTGCGCAATATTATCCTTTCAGGAGAGCTGCCCAACCTCGTTTTCTATGGCCCCTCCGGCGTTGGGAAAACAACGCTTGCAGGTATCATCGCCCGAACGACGAACCGCCGCCTGCACCGGCTCAACGGCACAACCGCCTCCACGGCGGATATCCGGGATGTTGTTGCGGAGCTGGATACGTTTGCTGCGCCCAATGGAATCCTTTTATATCTGGATGAGATCCAGTATTTCAATAAGAAGCAGCAACAATCCCTGCTGGAATATATTGAAAACGGGAAAATCACTCTGATTGCCTCCACAACGGAAAATCCGTATTTTTATATTTACAACGCGATCCTCAGCCGGTCCACAGTATTTGAATTTAAGGTGGTTGAACCGGCGGAGATTGAGCGCGCCGTACAGCGGGCTTTCATTTATTTGGAGGAGGAGCGCGGCGAGCGGATCGTGCCGGAAGAGGGCGTGATTCCCTATATTGCACAGGCCTGTGGGGGCGATGTGCGCAAATCAATCAACGCGGTAGAGCTCTGTGTGCTTGCCTCCCCAATGCCCGCGCCGGGTGAAGCTCGTGTGATAACGCTAGCGCACGCGAAAGAGCTTTCCCAGCGCAGCGCGCTGCGTTATGACCGAGCGGGGGATGAGCACTACGATATCCTCTCTGCCTTTCAAAAATCCATGCGCGGCTCCGATCCGGATGCGGCGCTGCATTATCTGGCGCGCCTGCTGGAGGCGGGTGATTTGCCCAGCGCCACGCGAAGGCTAATGGTGTGCGCCTGTGAGGATGTGGGCCTTGCCTACCCAATGATTATTCCAATTGTCAAGGCAGCGGTGGACGCGGCCTTACAGGTCGGCCTACCGGAAGCGCGGATTCCCTTGGCGGATGCGGTTGTGCTTGTGGCGACGGCGCCGAAATCCAACAGCGCCTATGACGGCATCAACCGCGCGATGGATGACGTGCAGCGCGGCAAAAGCGGCCCGATCCCCCGCACGCTGCAAAACGTGCATTACGACGGCGCGGATAATCCAAATAAGGGCCAGTTCTATGAATACCCCCACGAATATCCAAACCATTGGCTCCCGCAGCAGTATTTGCCCGACGCGCTGAATGGAACCCGCTACTATGAATATGGGGAAAATAAAACAGAACAGGCTGCAAAGGCATATTGGGAGAAGATCAAAAGCAGAAAAGGTTAAAACGGGGAAGCGCATGATGGATAAAAACCAAAGTTTGCAGATCCTCAATCGAGATACATTGAAAATTATAGCTGCTGCGGCAATGCTGATTGATCATATCGGTTGGCGTTTTTATCCGTTTATAAACCTGAAGGCGCAGGTTTTCCATGTGCTTGGCCGCATTACGCTACCAATCATGTGCCTGTTTCTTACAGAAGGCTATTTTTATACGCGCAGCAAAAAAAGATACGGCCTGCGGATGCTTTTGTTTGCTCTGCTTTCACAGCTCCCATATACCATGTTTCAAGGAATCCACTGGTATAATTTAGAGTTCAATGTGATGTTCACGTTGTTTTTTTGCTTTTTAGGCATTTTGTTTTATGATAACATTCAAAATATAATATCCCGTTGGGTTGCGGTTTTCGGCTGTATCATGGCCACCTGGTGGTGCGACTGGGGCATCACGGCAGTGCTCTACACCCTCGCTTTATGGATCTTCCGGGAGGATCGGAGGAAGATGGCGACCGCCTTCTCCGCTGTGTCGGTTTTCTATTTCTGCTCAAATTTTCTTACAGCGCTGGGGCAAGGGCGTGGCTTTGCTCCCAGCCTGTTTTCATGTTTATATATGCTGGGAGTTTTCTTGGCACTCGTTCTTATTTTGTTTTATAATGGGGAAAAGGGGCGTTTTTTAAAGGGAGCAATCGGTAAATGGTTTTTTTATTTTTTTTATCCCGTGCACTTGCTTCTTATTGCCCTGATTTAAACAAGAGGGGATGCGTCTCCTCCTGGACGTGTTCTATGGCAGAGGCAGTGCCCCCTTCCTGTGCATCTTTTCATTGAATTCTAAATTTATCTATGGTATGATAGCCGTGAAATTGTGTATGGGGGGGAACTCTTTGTTTTTCGGTGTTTCCCCGCCTTATTTGTTACTATTTTGTTATAAGTTCAGTGTTCACAGTGCCATCAATGGTTCTTGTAATTAATTCAATGGCTTCCTTCAATTCATCCAACGTTTTGTGGTTATATATTCGGTTTCCTGTATCCTTGGACTTGTGACCCATCATCAAATCAATACATTTCCGGTTGGCTTTGGCGCTGTCCAATAAGGATTCAAAAGTATGACGGCACTCATGGGGACTTTTTTCAATTCCCAAAGAATCCATGATGTTTTTCCAAAATTTCCGGTATTTCGTTTCCGAACACTTCTTCCCATTATAATTAAACAAGAATTCCCCACCTTCGTCCATGCGCCGCTCTACAAAAAGGCGAATTAGAGAATGAATTGGAACAATGCGGCCTTTACCGGCTTTTGTCTTTGTGCCGCCGGTCATAGTCCCAAGTTGAAGATCAATATCAGCCGTTTTCAAATTTAAAAGTTCTGAAATCCGCCACCCAGAATAAATTAAAATCAAAACGCTATCTACCCACGGTTCATTTTGATGATTCCAAAGGCAATTAATTTCATCATCGCTGAACCGGTTACGGGAGGTTTCCGGGATTGGGTCGGTAGTTAATAAGTCGGAATAGCAGCGGGTTATTATATCCAGTTCAAGGGCAAACCGGTCAAGATGTCCCCAAAGGTTTTTAATTGCCCCTTGGGTGGCATAAGATTTCCCACACCCATCAATGGTTTCCTGCATTTGGTAAGATCGAATTTTTTTATAGGGTATGTTCAGCAGCTTTGAACAATGCTTGAACGCCGAACACAAACACGCTTGATTCGATCTTCCCAACTTGGGTGCCTTTTTTTCTTTCCATAAGTCAAACAGCCCCTGAAGCGTGATCTTGGCCTTATCCACATCCCACGGATCACGGTTATACTCCGCTAGCATGATATTGCCTTCTTCACGCGTTGCTGTATAACCTATAATATCAAAGCGTGGGTGGCCTCGATCATCATAACCATACACGCCGCTTCTGACCATGAAAGGCCTTCGCCGATTGCCTGAAAGTTTTATCACTGATCCATACCGGTTTGGATTTCGCATTATATCACCTTTCTTTTGGTAAAATTGGGTGTGCAAAACCAAACCCAATGTGATATAATGCTTCTTGTAAGGGGAAGCATATCTTCATGGGTATGATTTCACCTGAACCGCCTTCGGCGCGCCAACGCCGGGGGCGGTTTTTGATTTGATGGTTAAAGTAAAATATCTTCGTCAGTCATACTGATTCTCCTTCTGACATTATCAAGATGTCATTTTTAGTATGTATGAAATAGTGCAGGCTCGACTGATTTCATCCGATATTCCGCGAGCGGGATTGTCACCCCCATGCGCCGCGCCGCATCGGTGATGGGCCTTGCAATATAATCTTGTAATTCATAGTCGCTGAACAGGAGATCAACGGCGAACCGGTTTGCCTGAACCTCCATTTTGTCAATGGAGAATAGCGTGTTTTCCCGTAAGAAAGGCGAGTTTGCTTCTGGATGCAAAATAGCATGTCCTAATTCATGGGCGCACGTGAACCTTTGCTTTTCCTCACTGCTGTCTTGATTGATATGTATGAACTTATGTCGAAAGCACTGGTTATAAAATCCTTGAACTGATCCTAATTTTTCATATGTTACTGTAATTCCAATCGAATCGGCCAGTTCAAACGGATCGTTTGTGTGATACTCTTCACACAAAGCGTGAACAAGCTCTTTCGTATTCATTCAATTATTGTTCCCCTTTGTATTTCTTTGGAGTGAATTTTTGCTTTGCAAGCTTTTTACCCATTTCCAGACTATTTCTTAAACTGATTGCGATCAACTCCTTTGTAGCGTCATCAAGCGGTTCCCCCTGAAACATCAAGCCCTCTTGGCTGCTTTCTAGTTGGGATAATGCTTCTTCAAGTTTTTTAGAAATATCGCGCTCGTCCTTCGAAGTAAGGGCGGGCATTTTTTCTTCTGCTCCTAAGAGATAATCGACTGATACGCCAAAATACTTTGCAATTTTTGGTAAAACATCCGCACTGGGATTGGTTTTCGTATTTTTCCACTTAGCTGCTATAGAACGGCTTAGTCCTATTTCAATACAAGCTTTGCTGACTGAAATGTTCCTATCATCACATAACTTTTTGAACAAGTCATAAAACACAAAAAATACACTCCTATTTTGTGCAACATGACATTATTACAAAGGTAACCAAAATAGGGTTGACTTGATTACCGACGTATGCTATCATAAGAGCAGATGATTACCAATGTAATAATTGTTGCTTACTGATGTTGACGCGTTAATAGTATCACAATTGATTACAAAGGTCAACCAAAAATGTTGAAGGAGGTAAACTTCGTATGCTTGCACAGTGGATCGGTGATGTAATTGGAGAAATGCACAAAAACAAAATTACTGCATCGGAATTGGCAAATGAAATCGGTTGGCATCCTAAATATCTCAGTGCGATTCTGAATGGGCATCGCTCGCCTAAAAATGCAGAACAAACAGTTAAACAGGCATTGGCAAGAATTTTAGGAATGAGATGAAAGCTGCATCTTTATTTTATCACGCCTGAACGAATTACTGAACTGTTTGATTTTGGAATCAAGAGGCAAAGTCCCATGATTGGGACAGTGGCAAGAGAATCATTCAATTTATAGGGAGGAACTAGTTATGACAACCACATTTGCAGAGAGATTAAAACACGCTATGAACGAGGCCCACATGAGCCAATCCGAACTGTCAAGCAAAACGGGCATCACAAAAGCATCTATCAGCCAATATCTTTCCGGAAAGAATCAACCGAGAGAAGACAAGATTTTTCTGATGGCAGAAGCCTTGAAAGCATCTCCGGATTTCCTGATGGGCAAGGACGTGCCGCCTATGCTTCCCCGCGTATCAGTGGATAGGATCGGTACAAGGACGGCGGCGCGATGCATAGGCAAGTCTGAGCAGTTCATCCGGATCGGCTTGCAGCGCGGCATTTTACCTTTTGGAAATGCCGTGCCAGGAACCGGGCGCAAGTTTATCTACTATATTAATCCGGTTCAGTTCAGGGAGTATGTCGGGCGGGACCGCTTTGATCGGTTCTTTGGATCACAGACCGAGAGCGGGAGAAGACCATGACCATTGCAATATTAGAGGCTGTATTCGGGACGCTGGCGACAATCTTTTTCATATGGGCTTGCTGGAATGAAAAGCGGTTGATCGCATGGGAGGATAAACACCTGATCCCGTGGGCAAAACAATTGCAAAAGCGTTTCCAAAGGAGTTGCAGGCAATGGATTTCAAGATAGGCGACCATGTCCGCGGGACCGCAGGCAGCGCCAATATGTTTACGGGACCAGACCTGATTGACGCCGTTGTACTTGACGTTTGGGAGGAAGGTGCAATGCTGGGCGTGGAGGAAAGCGAGATTGAATTGATAGAGGAAGGAGGATGATGACCGTTGAACGTCATGGAACGCATGGAAGCAGAAAATACCGATCAAAAAATCGCGTCTTTTATCGTCAAGCAGAAGCAGGACTACCAATTTAAGACCCGCTACGCCGAAATTCGTGCCCGGGAATTTTACTCTGAGTGCTGCAAACGCGGCCTTGAATGCCATGTATCAGTTGGCGGGCTGGACAGCATAACGCTGCTGCTGTTTTTGCGTAGCATAGGGATCCACGTCCCAGCGATCTCTGTGTCTCATCTGGAGGACAAGAGCATACAGGCCGTACATAAGCAATTGGGCGTAATCAGCATTCCGCCCGTCGCGCGTAAGGATGGTAGGCCGTGGACGAAGGCCGCGATCTTGCAGAAATTTGGGTTCCCGGTTTTGTCAAAGGAAATTGCGGGAAAGATTGATACGTTGCAGCATCCGACCGACAAAAACAAGACCGTCCGCCATGCCATCATCACTGGCGAAACCGGAGCCTACGGCGGGTATCGGAAAGGTACGCGTATGAAAATGTCGCAAAAATGGCTGGAGCTCTTTGCAGGCTATGAAAACGAGAATGAGGGCGTGAACTATCAGATTGCCCCGTTTCGGGTCAGCGATAAATGCTGCTACTACCTCAAAGAAAAACCCTGTGATGATTGGGCGAAAATGCATAACAGTGTCCCGTATCTTGGCCTGATGGCAAGCGAGGGCGGGCGGCGGCAAAAGGCTCTCATGATCCACGGCTGTAATTACTTCGGGAAAAGCACCACCCGATCCGCGCCATTTGCGATTTTCAGCCGGCAGGATGTGTTGCAGCTTGCCCTTGATCTGGATGTGCCGGTGCCAAAGATTTACGGCGAGATCATCCGCGATCCGGACGGCATATTGCGTACCACTAGGGCACAACGGACGGGTTGCAGCATGTGCGGGTTTGGTATCCATCTGGAGAAACGCCCACACCGGTTTGACATGCTTTATGAGGACAATCCAAAAGAATGGGACTACTGGATGAACCGATGTGTAACCGATGAAATAACCGGAGAACCGTATGGTTGGGGCCGCGTGCTCGATTACATAGGAGTTGGTTGGCAACCGGATGGCATAAAAATCGCCGCTCCCGACACGGCCATGTCAGAGAGCGGCACGTAAGAAAACCCGAATCAAAAAGGCGGTCCTTACAGCTACAGTGTAGCATTGGGGGCGCCGGAAGTCAAGCCAGGAGGCAGAATAGATATGACCTTTGAAGAAATGGATGATTTAGCTGCGGAAGTCGGATTTGTTACGCCGGAAGGAGATAATCACGATGAATTTATACGAGATTAAAGAAGAATTTTTGACGTTGCTTGATGCAATCGCAAATGGGGAAATCCCCGATGAAGCTGTTGCGGATACGCTGGAAAGTATGAAGGGTGAGTTTGATGAAAAGATCGAGAACACGGCCTGTTACATAAAAAATCTGAAAGCGGAAGCTGATGCGATTAAAGCGGAAGAGAACTCACTCAAAGAACGCAGGCAGGCAAAAGAGCACCACATTGAAAGGCTCAAAAATGGAATGATGGAATGCATGTCTCATCTTGGCATCAAAAAGGTGGAAGGAGCGAGGGCGAGAGTTACCATAAGTACGAAATCTGGAGCATCTGTGCTCATATCCCCTGATGCAGTTATCCCTGCGGAATATCAGCGCACGAAGATTGAACCAGACAAAGTCGCCCTTAAAGAAGCTTTAAAAGCAGGGGTTGCCATTAAAGGCGTAACGCTCGCAGATAGCCGTAGCGTTGCGATCAAATGAGGTAAAAATCATGAGCGACACAGTAAAAATCTTTAGTGCAATCGCAAAATGCATGGAAGAGATCGGCGCAATCGGAAAAAATGCAAAAAACCAAAAACAAGGATACATGTACCGTGGTATCGATACGGTATATAACGCCCTTCAACCGGTCCTTATTAAAAACCATGTATTTGTTGTCCCAGAGGTACTGGATCAGTATCGCGAAGAGCGTAAAGGATCGTCCGGAGGGAACCTGATTTATTCTATTTTAAAGGTAAAGTACACTTTCTATGCGGAAGACGGTTCATTTGTGTGCGCTACAGTCACAGGGGAGGGAATGGATTCAGGAGATAAGGCAAGCAATAAAGCCATGAGTGCCGCATTTAAATATGCGTGTTTCCAAGTGCTTTGTATCCCCACGGAGGAAATGGTTGATCCGGATGCCGAAACCCCGGAACCGTCTTGTCCGGCTTCCAAAAGTTCTTCCAAAAAGCGAACACCGGAAGCAAGCCAAGATCAATTAATAAGGGACGCAAGAGGGCTTGCGGAAGAATTCTCGCGCATGAGAAAAACGAACGTAGATAAGGTACTTGAAGCGGTATGGGGCAAACTCGGATTTGCGCCGTTCGAGAATCTTGAAGATCTTGATCGGCAGGATCTTCAAACGTGTATCAGATTAATCAAAAAGTGGGTTAAGGTGGCAGAAAACTCGGAGGAATCAGCATGACCACAATCAACTTTACGGAAGCCGAATGGCGGCAGGACAAAAAGGGAACATGGCTGTCTGTCCTGGTGGATAGTCCTTCCGCCGCAAAGCAGTTCTGCGAAACCCAGGAACCTGGGAAGAAATATACGGCTGAATTCCGGGAGCGTCGAAAAAAGCGCTCCCTCGATGCAAACGCCTATTGTTGGGTATTGATCGGGCAGCTCGCCGCCAGGCTGCGGATCACCCCGTTGGAGGTATACCGGGAGGCCATCCGTGCAATTGGAGGGAACTACTACGTCACCCCCATCAAAAATGATGCTGTGCCGCGCTACCGGCAGATCTGGGAGGCGCATGGGCTCGGTTGGATCTGTGAGGAGATGGGCGGCAGTAAGCTTGACGGATACACAAACGTCATATCGTACTACGGATCCAGCGAATACGACACGCGGCAAATGTCACGATTGATTGACTTGATTGTGATGGAGTGCAAGGAACAGGGGATCGAAACAATGACACCGAGAGAACTCGCTTTACTGAAAGAAGGCTGGAAAAATGGATGAACGTGTCTGTTGGCTTTGTGGGAGAAACGGCAACGGCGATCCACTGGAATGCCATCACATCTTCGGCGGGGCTATGCGGAGGAAAAGCGAAAAATACGGCTTGAAGGTCTATCTGTGTGGGGAACGCTGCCACCGGAACGGGCCAAAATCGGTGCACCGGAATGCGGAAACCATGCTGCTGCTCCACCAGTGGGGCCAACGGAAAGCGATGAAAGAAAACGGGTGGACTGCGGACGAGTTTAGAAGCGAGTTCTTTAAAAATAATTTGGAGGAATCAGCATGTTAAACAATGCCGTTATTCTAGGCAGGCTCGTGGCGGATCCGGAGCTTCGCACGACTGGATCCGGCCTTTCCGTTACATCCTTCCGCGTCGCTGTGGGCCGCAGCTATCAAAAGGCGGGCACAGAGCGCCAGACGGACTTTATCGACGTGGTCGCATGGAGGCAGACGGCCGAATTCGTATCCCGTTATTTCCACAAGGGGTCGATGATTGCGGTGCAGGGCTCGATTCAGACCCGTAATTATGAGGACCGTCAGGGGAATAAGCGCACGGCGGTTGAAATCGTTGCGGATAATGTCAGCTTTTGCGGCTCCAAAAGCGAGACCGGCGCCGGCCCGCGCAATGATCATACTGCGCCGCCCGGCGATTTTGAGGAGCTGCCGGACGATCTTCCCTTTTAGGGGGGTGCAGGTGTGGAGATTGATATCTGTGAGTATATCCCTTATGGACGCAAAAACGCCGTTTCCCGCGCCGAATTACAAAGGCACACCGGATTACCGGACAGGACGGTAAGGACGCTTATCGAGGCCGCCAGACGCAGCGGGGCACACATCCTGTCGTCCAGCGCGGACAAGGGGTATTGGCAAAGCGACCGCCCGGAGGAAATCAGGGAATTTATCCGGGAGAGCGACAGCCGTATCAGGAAAACGGCGCAGGCCGTGGAGCCCCTGCGGAGGTATATAGCGCAGCAGGAAGGGGGATGCGTCGTCCCCGTGCGGGCGCATTTCCGCAGGCTGAAAAAGCCGCCGCTGCCAGAAGGACAAATCACGTTTTAGGAGGCCATTATGGACTACAGTTTCAATTCCCAGGTAGCACAGATCTATGGCGTTGACGGGGCAATTTTTATCCACAATCTGTATTGGTGGATCGTTAAAAACGAGGCAAACGGAAGGCATCACTACGATGGGCGCACGTGGACATACAACAGCATGAAAGCATTTTCCGATCTATTTCCATTCTGGACAAAGCGGCAGATTGAACGAATTATCAAAAACCTGAAGGATCGCGGCGCTATCCATGTCGGGAATTTCAATAAAGATGGATTTGACCGAACGCAATGGTACGCATTGGACGAAACGGTGTATTGCATATACGCAAATGGTGACACCCATGTCACCGATCCGTTACACCCATGTACGCAAACGGTGACACCAATACCAGATAGTAAACCAGATAATAAACCAGATAATAAACCCCCCTTACCCCCTTACGACGATTATAAGCCACTGGATGACGAGATCAGGGCTTTTATCGAAAACCGGAGGAAGATGAAGTCGCCTATGACGGATCATGCGGTTCAGTTGATGCTGAAACGGCTTCGGGGGTTATCTCCGAACAAAAAAGAACAAGTTGAAATTCTGGAACAATCCATTCTGAACGGATGGAAAGGGATATTCCCGTTGAAAGTAGGAGATTCCCAAGGGGAGAAATGGAGGCAACTGGAATGAATCCAGACGTGCAGGCAGAATGCTGCCTGATCGGGGATATTATCGCCGACCCGCAAAAGGTGATGCCGGAAGCAACCCTGCGGCTTATCCCGGATGACTTCTTCACGCCGGAATATCGGTCGATCTATAGCACATGCCTGAAACTGTACCGGGAAGACAGGCAGATTGATCCTGTAACGGTTTGCGCGCCGTTGGGCAGGGAATACCGGAAGATCGTGTACGACGCTTATCGGACCACCATATCCACCGCAAATTATGCCGCGCACATCGGCGTAGTAGCGGACACGGCCAAATTGATCCGGGCGGAGCAGATGGCAGGAAACTTTCTCGCGGGGCTTCAGGATGCAGACCTGGAGCAAAGCCGGGAGGATGCCGTCAATATCCTGAAAGCCTTCGACGGGCCTGACGTGGGGCAATCTGTAAGCGCGGAGGATGGGTTTATCCAATTCTTCGGCCCGGAGAGAAGCAAAAAGGATTACATACGGACCGGGCTTTCCAAGCTGGACCGCTACGCGTTTATCAGCCGCGGGGATTATGTGATCGTCGGCGGGCGTCCATCATCGGGCAAGACGGCGCTTACGCTGCAAATGATGCTGACAATGGCCGAACAGCATCGCGTCGTCTATTTTTCTTTGGAGACTAAGCCGGACAAGATATTCGACCGGCTGATTGCCGCTTACGCTGGCGCGGATTTTGGAGCAATTAAACGGGGCGCGCTGCCGGAAAGCGAGTGGGGGCGGATTTCGCAGTACGGGGATGCGTTTTCAAAGCTTCGCTTCTCCGTCGTGTCCGCCGCAGGGTGGACGGTGGAGCAGGTCAAGGCAAAGGCGATGCAGGAACGGGCAGAAATTATCTTTATCGATTACCTAACCCTCCTCGCGGGGCAGGGAAAGACGCTGTATGAAAAAGCAACAAACCTGTCGTTAGACCTGCATACCCTGTCCCAGCGCTGCAATATTACCGTCGTAGCTCTGTCACAGCTCAACCGCGATGGGAAAACCGAGCCTGATATGACGAACCTGAGGGACAGCGGCCAGGCAGAGCAGGACGCAGATCTGATCCTGTTACTGGCTGGGGAGGCCGGGAGCGACCACCGCGACCTGATTGTCTGCAAAAACAAGGAGGGGCAAACTGGGAAAATTCCGCTCCATTTTGACGGCGCGCACCAGCGTTTCACCTTAATCGACGAAAGGACAGGACTATGAAATACACAATTCCCATGCTCCCGCCTAGCCTGAACAGGTTTGCGGGACGAAAAAATCATCAGGAATACCGGACGCTGAAAAGCAAGTGGAAGTTTTACATAGGGCTGTTCTGTACCCCACGCCCCAAATCCCCATTCGCAAAAGTGGTTGTAAAAATCACATACTTTTTCCCAACCAAAAGGCGGCGCGACCCGGATAATTACGCCGGCAAAATGATTTTGGACGGATTGACGGAGGCTGGGGTGATCAAGGATGACAGCTTCGAGTGTATCGAATTAAGGTTGGCTGGGGAATACGACCCGGACAACCCGCGCACGGAGATAGACGTATATGAATATCCCGTATGAAGCTGTTTTAGGAAGAAATCCTTACAACTACCGTCTGAACATCAACCATCCTGCGGTATATCCCCTGTACATGCGGTACAAACGGTGGAAGGGGATCCCTGTTTGGTGCCCGATGTCGGACGAGGAAAGAATGGAATTCGAACATTATCTTACAGCGAAAGGAGATCCCAATGCGAAAAATACGCAAGAGCAAACCGCCGGAACAGGCGATTGAGCAATACACGTTATATCACACGGTCGTATATACCTGCCCATACTGCTCTGCCCAACTAGGGGGGGGGCTGAGACGAGTAGGAGGCCAGAGAGGTGCCCGGAGTGCGGGCAGAGGATCGTTTATCCGAAAAAATGAAAGGAGATCAACAACGATGAATGTCATAGAAAGAAAATATTATACCTGTGAGAAATGCGGGAGGATGTCCCAAAACGAAGAAAAAATCAAAGAATGCGAAGCGTCACATTTGATGGTCAAGGAAGATGGCACAATTGAAGCCATGTATCGAAAAGGGGCAACATGTCCGGAAATCTTAAAGATTGAGATGGCAGATGGGTCGTTTGCGACATATCAGTTTGACAGGCGCGAAGAAGCAAAGGAGTGACCACCATGTCCGACATCGACCCCGGCAAGCTCCGTGCCGTCCAACGCCTGTGCCGTCTTAAACTACCGCCAGATAAGCCGCAATGCCCGGATGGGCGGTGTGTGTGGCTGCTAGATGGCGGGCTGTGTCCGTTTAAACGTTGTGTGAGGAGGGATGGGTTTGACTGTGAAGGCCGTTGACTACCGCGAAAGTAATAGCTCTGCCAGCTTTGAACCTGGGGACTTTTGCTTGTACGCATTTGGCAAAGAAAACAAATCCAAAGCCGTGGTGGAAGTCGTAAAGGTATTGGACGATCCACGTGGAGTGGCGCAAGTTAAATTTCACAGGGTTTTGGCGGATGATACCGGTAACGGCTTGTTCAACTATCTGCGCCGTACAGGCGATACGATGAACGCCAGCTTCGATTATCTTAAAAAGTTGCCCCGAAAGCAGGTGAAAAAGTGATCATCAAGGACGCCGAGAACATATCTTTCTGCCCTTATTGCGGGTCAGATGTTGGGTACTACACCAAGGATTATGTCCGGGGGATGACTAGATACTTTTACCGATTTGATGGCAGCGAAGCGGACAATTCAAGTTTGTACGATATGCTAATACCATACCAAAGGCGCCTACGCTTATTGCGCAAACTGCGACAAAAGGCTGTTCAAGATGAATCAAATGGAGGGATAGATTTGACCGTCCGGGAAATGTCCCAACTGTATTACCTGAATCGTGAGATCGAGCAGCTGCAACGCCAGCTTGAGGAGCTAGAATGCGTTGCCGAGGGCACCACGCAGGCGATTACCGGCATGCCACACGGCAGCGGAACATCGGACAAGGTAGGGGACTATGCTGTGCGGATTGCTGATCTGAGGTCAATGATCGACAACCGCAAGGCTCGCTGCTGGGATGAGATGAACCGGCTGAATGCGTACATAGACGGGGTGGAGGACAGCCTTACACGGCAGATACTGACCTTACGGTACGTCAACGGCCTCAGCTGGCAGCAGGTTGCAGATAACGTTGGAGGGGCAAATACGGAATACAGCGTTAAGCATATTTGCTACCGGTATCTTGCAAAGAACTGAAACTTGGCTCAAATGGCACGCCAGTATGTGATATCATGAAATTGATGAGATATGTTCAAGTCTCATTCATGCCTTTCTCTCTTTTCACCGCCTCCCCGGGGCGGTAATACCGGGGACTATCGTGGGGCAACAGGTCGAGACCGGGTTCGAATCCCGGAGGCCAGTATTCCGGCAATTTAAACCAATACCAGCGGACTGCCTTCCCCCAGGTGGTTCGCTATTTTTATGCCGATATAAATGAGGTGGTGAGGTGGCGAATGACCAAGAAACAGCAACTCTTTTGCGAAGAATACCTCATTGATTTAAATGCGACGCAGGCTGCAATTCGTGCAGGATACAAACCCGAGAGTGCGGGATCGGTGGGAAGTGAAAACCTGAAAAAACCTGAAATACGCGCGCGCATAGACAAAGCGATGGCGGAACGGTCAAAGCGCACCGGTGTAAATGCTGACCGCGTCGTCCGCGAGTTGGCCAGAGTTGCTTTTGTAAACGCCTCTGATGTGATTGATATGAACAAAGCGACGGTCATCGATGGAGCATGTGCCGACGATACTGCGGCCATTTCCAGCGTTAAGGTCAAAAACATTCCGACGGATGACGGAGAAATCGTAGAGCGAGAAATCCGGCTGGCCGACAAGTTGAAGGCGTTGGAACTGCTGGGCAAGCACATCGGGATGTTTACCGATCGGCTCTCTGTTTCCCATGATACGCCCGTCATCATCGATAACATAGGTGACCACGGTGGCTGAGATTAAGCTTGACCGGGTGATTGCACCCGCCTTCTATGGTCTCCATCAGGATATCAGGTCCGAGGGACACACACATTACGTCCTCAAGGGCGGGCGCGGAAGCACAAAGAGTTCCTTCACATCGATTGAAATTATTCTGGGGATCATGCAGCACCCCGATGCACACGCAGTTATCCTGCGCAAGGTCGGGAACACGCTGCATGATTCTGTTTTTGCGCAGATGCTCTGGGCCGTATCGGCTTTGGGCGTGCAGGAATATTTCCGACCAAATCAAAGCCCCCTGCGGCTAACATACACGCCCACTGGGCAGACGGTCCTGTTCCGCGGTGCCGACGAGCCCATGAAACTCAAATCCATCAAGCCGCCTTTCGGATATTTCCGCTACATTTGGTATGAGGAATGGAATCAGTTCGGAGGAATGCAGGAGACGCGCAGCATCAACCAGTCCCTCATGCGCGGCGGGGAGCGATTTACAGTTTTTTACACATACAACCCACCGGAATCCGTTCGGGACTGGGTGAATGAGGAGATGCGCGCCAACCGGCCGGACCGTCTGGTCCACCACTCCACATATGAGAGCGTCCCTGCCAGCTGGCTGGGCGAACAGTTTTTCATCGAGGCCCGCCATCTCCAGAAAACGCAGCCAGAACGCTACCGGCACGAATACCTTGGCGAAGTCACCGGTACCGGCGGCGAAGTGTTTAAAAACGTCACGCTGCGCAGAATCACCGACGATGCAATCAAACGATTCGACCGGATCCGTCGCGGCCTCGACTGGGGCTATGCGGTGGATCCGCTGGCATATATCGTTTGCCACTACGATAAGACCCGGCGGCGGCTGTACATCTTTAACGAACTGTACAAGGCTGAGATGAGCAATCGGGTGGCTGCTGTGCTGATCCGGGCGGAGAATACGAGCAATCAGGAGATCGTCGCGGATAGCGCAGAGCCGAAGAGCATCGCGGAAATGTACGAATACGGCTTGCGCGTGATCGGCGCCCGCAAGGGGCCGGACAGCGTGAAACACGGAGTTGACTGGCTGCGGGACCTTGAAGAAATTATCATTGACGACCAGCGTTGCCCGAATGCGGCGCGGGAATTCCTCGGCTACGAGCTTGACCGGGACAAAGACGGCAATTTCAAGGCCGCCTACCCTGACCGGGGCAACCACACCATCGACGCCGTCCGTTATGCGACGCAGGATGATCAGATCAATGTGCAAGTGAGGTAATGCTATGTACATCACCAACATGGAACTCATCAAGCAAAAGCTGACCGCTGAGGGCAGGCTAAGCACGAGCGATATCATTAAGCAGATCCTCAAAGATGAGGATGCGAACCCTGCAAAGCGATACATGGCTGTTGGTAAGCAGTATTACGACGGTGCTCACGATATCCTGCAACATGATTTTCGGCAGTCGTGGGTTTATGACGAGGTCGAGACAGCAGCAGGGATTGACCGCTCGGGACATCTCATCACGAACGAGAACAATTCCAACCACCATAATGTCCACAACATCTATCAGCAGCAGGTGGATCAGAAAACTGCATACATCGTCGGGAAGCCGCCCAGCGTCACGGTGGAGGGCGCGGAAGATCATTCAGAGTTGAAGTCCTTTGAGGACGCAGTCACCGCCGTTACGTCGGATGAGGAGTTTGCGGATACGCTCAATGATTACGTTACCGGTGCGAGTAACAAGGGTGTAGAGTGGCTACACGTTTATTACGATAAGGCGGGCATGCTGCAATATGTCGTCACACCCGCGGAAGAGGTCATTCCCTTCTATGATTCGGTCTGCCAAAAAGAGCTTGTTGAGCTCATCCGCTACTACTCGGTCGCAGTAGTGGTCGATGGCAAGGAAACGCTGCGCAAGAAAATCGAGTGGTGGACAAAGGAAAACGTCACCTACTATGAAGAATCGGAATCCGGCGACTACATTCTTGATCAGGCCCGTAGCCCAAACCCCGCCGCGCATTGGTATAAAATCACGTCGAAGGACGGCCTTGTCACCCGTCGGGAGCCGCATGGCTGGGGACGGGTGCCGTTTATCCCGCTCTACAACAATGGCCGGCATGCGAGCGATCTGACGCGGATCAAGGGCTTGCAGGATGCATACAACCTCATATCCTCCGCCAGTACAAACAACCAAATTGATTTGGTTGAGCTCTACTGGATCGTGCAGGGCTACGGCGGAGAGACCGCGAAGGCCATCCAGCGCAAGCTGCAAATGAACAAGGCGGTCAGCATCTCCGACCCGCAGGGCAAGGTCAGCGCCGAACAGGTCACGCTGGGCGTGCAGGATCGCCTTGCCTGGCTTGATATGCTGCGCAGCGACATGTACAGCCTCGGTATGA